AAGTTCCTGCGCCTGGCCCATGAGCATCTGCTGGTAGCCCCCGTACTGCAACAGGGGGTCAACCTGCCAGTCCTCTCCGAGTCCTGAGGAAATCTGGCGCTGCTTACGCTGCGTCGTCAGGGCTGCGATGGCGCGGTCATATGCCTGCTGCGCCATTGCCTGTTCCTCAAGGTAAGTCCCTGAGTTGGGAATGACGCTCCCGCCCCCACCTCCGCCACCCATTTCCATGTTGGCTTGGTCTACGCCACCACGGGCACCGGGCAGCCCCGGGGTCCAGACGTACTGGTCGGGATTGTTCGCACCAAGAGGACGGCCTTCCCCGTCGAACTGCCTGCGCTCATCCTCGGTCATTCGGCTTACGTCATACCGAGCGTCCGATCCACCCTCCTGGTTGACAATCTTGATGATAGCCATTGTCTACCCTTACGTCTTGATAATGAAGTTGACGACCTGATACGGTGAAGCGTCCAGGGAGTCGTTCGCGTTACCGGACCCGCCGTCAATAGCCACGACCTTACCGGCCAACTGACTTTCAGAGACGAACGAGTTTGGAGCCGAGAATGCCTGGCCTCCGCCCGCTCCCGTTCCGAACTTCATGTCGTGTCCGTGGGGTGAGTGTCTGTGCTGCGGTCGGCGGTTGGCTTCCGAAACACCCTCGTTGAATCCAAGGGTGTTGATAGCTGCATTAGTTCCCTTACCAAAGGGCGTTCGCCCTCGAAGATCAGGGACGTTGAAGGTGGTCGAGCCATCGCCAGCTCCATAGGCAGTACTGATGGCGGTGAACAGGTCTGCGAAAGTCGAACGAGAAACAGCGGCACCGTCACACAGCAACCAATCGGTCGGTGCGGAAGCACCTCCGTATGCGGTAATGGAGCCGGAGGGAACCCCCGCAGCCCCGGCACCAGACCAGGCCACGCCAGCGGCTTGTGCGGAATCGGCGGTGAGAACCTGACCATCGGTACCAACTGCCAGGCGTGCAGCGGTATCCGCAGCGGTGGCGACGATAAGGTCGCCCTTCGCGTCGAGAAGAAGGTCTGGAATGATGATCCCGTCGATGACATCCATCGCGGCGTTAAAGCCCTTACCGCTCGGGGGATCAACGCTAGTGTTATACTTCGGGATTCCCCACAGCGCGGTGGGGGTGCCTGTAGCATCCTGTGCCATGTGATCCCCTATGCGTCGTAGAAGGGAATGACCTTCTGCTGTCCGGTAAAGTCCTTCACCCGAAAGTACCCGGCGGGAGTAGCAGGCAGGGCCGGAGCCGCGCCCGCTGCACCCACGGTGAACTGGACGTTATTGAACTGAACCTGGTCATTCACGGTTAGTTGTGTCGCGACCAAAGCTGTGTCGCATGAAAGAGTGTTGATGACGGACGGGGGATTCTCCTGAATCACCTGTTGGATGAATCGGGTGAAGCGTTCCACCGTCCAATCGCCAATGGTTTCCTCAGGCATTAAATCCTACCAATCCTCTGCCACTTGAAGGCCAACTGGAACGGCCCAAGCTGCAACTGAGTCACGGCCTGGGACTTCTGGTAGAGCCTAAACGAGAGCATCTGGGAACGCTTGAGGAACTTGATCCTGCGGGGGCGGAAGTTAGCCGCCACCAGAGCGTCCCACGTTGGGAACTGTAGTGCTGTGTTGACCCAGGTGGTAATCAGCAGACCAAGCTGCCCCCAGGTGTAGACCGTCGCCGGGAATTCCGACCGGGCGGTACGCCCGATGAACTGGTTTCCGAGAACGGTGTCCAGCTTGAGGGCGTCCCCCTGACACATATAGGTCAGGGACAACTGCTTAAAGAGCTTCTTCACCATCGGGTTGCCCATGGTGTACTTCTTGCTCTCCAAGAAGAAGTCCGGGCCTGCGATACGCATAGTTGCGTACATCGCCATCTGCCCGTCGAGCGTGCTGTCGATGGTGCCGAACGGGTCCTCGAACCCGCCAGCGTAGGTATCCGCAGCGACCTTCACAACACCGGCTTCCGTGCCGATCTTGCCGATGTGGGTCACACAAGTGCCCCCATCCCGGATTAGTCCGATCCAGACGGGGGTATCCACGTCTACCGGAATTACCGTTGCGAAGTCAAAGGTGTGGAGCGTACCCTCGTTGGAGTCCGCGCCGTCCAGGGTGACTTCATTCGAGGTGCCAAGCAAGGCACCGGGGGCACCGGCTGAATCGGCGTACACACCAGCCTTGAAGTTGGTCGCCGTCCCATCGGTCTGCACCCACATGCGCGCGGTAACAGATTCGATCTGTCCCACGCCGTTCGGGGTAACCTGCTGGAACCACTTGGTGTCCGCATCGTCGATCTGGTGACTGGACGTGGAGACGTTAACATTGTCCGTGGGTCCGAAGTTCTCCAAGGAGTACCCGACCCCATCGCACAAGAAGCTGTCCCTTCCGGTTTCGTCGAACAGGCTGGAAGCGTTGACGATGTTCGCTATATTGGCGTCGTTCATAACCATCAACGTCTGTGCGCCCACATCCGCCGGGGTTTCAATAGACCCTCGGAACGCAACGTTCGTCCAAAAGTTGATCGCCCCGTTCACCATGTTGATGACGATGGTGACCGCCCTCGGGGTGCTAGAGACAGCACCCTTAACGACCGCAACAGACGGGTCGTAGGACTCGATGAACAGGAAGTAGTGTTCTCTCACAACGGACGCCCACATGCGGTGGGTGTTCGGGTTGATGAGCCGGATGGCGTTCTTGTAGTAGTCGCCAAGCCGGTCCTGGGTCACGTTCTGGGTCTGGATTCCGTCGTAGAACAGAATCCCCTCACGCCCTGCCCAGATGACTCCGCCCGCGTATGAGGCGGCGGACATGCCGGACAGCGTGCCGTCGTCGTAAATCTTCTTGAGGCTGAACGTAGTCGGCGTGGAGCCGGTGACGGCGAACGTCTCGTTCTCCTTGATGACCACCAGCCCATTGTAGGCCGGAACCAGCGCCTTAATCGGCGTATCGGTTTCCACCGAGGAGTACGCATTGATGAAGTCGCCGTCGTACTCCGACAGGTCCACAGCCTCCGGGTCGCCAATCTCCGAGAACCAGATCCTAGAGGTTCTCTCTAGCTTGGTCGGGTTGTTGGCGTACCACTGACGGCCTGCGTAGCTGGCGGTGATGAAACCAACCTTGTGGCGGTCAATTGAGGTCAGGGATGAGTTATTCCCGATAATGCCGACATCCGGGTTCGTGGTGGTGTACTGTCCGAAACCACTCTTGAGTGCGATAAACCTCTCATTGTTCAGCGCAATCGCCGCGTTGGCGGCGAGGGTAATAGAAATCTCGTTGTTGATGACCGAAACGCGCCCGATCCATCCCATGTCGCTGGCACGGTATAGGTTCCACCCGTACTTAAACGTCAGGGCGACGGAGCCGGAGCCGGTTGCGTTAGCCGAAATGGTGATCTGGGTACCGGAATCCACACTGTTGATAACCGCAGCAGCGGGGATGTTGGTGCCGGTGATCCTCATTCCGCGCAAGAGTCCGGCTGTGCTGGACAGCCCGGTGATGACGGCCGACGCATTGGTGGTCGTACCGTTCTGGGTGTTGAGCACCTCGTCCATGAACTGCGAGATGAACTTGGTGGTCGCACCGGTCACCGTGGTTCCAGAAGTGGTGGTGGTGATCCGGCCCTTACTGACCCTGTAGTTCCACCCGCGAACCGGCTGGAAGTCTCCAACCGTGCCGGAGGCGGTGTAGGGCGAGGGGGCCGTCAGGGTCAGCGCGGTGTTTCCTTCAACCGACTTGACCTGGCCGATAAAGCCCTTGAACACAGGCCCGCTGTCCCCGGTCGGGATGTTAGCGAACAGGTACATGCCCGGGGAAACCTCGGTAGTCCAGGTCGTGCCGGAGCCGGTGACGGCTGCCGATCCCCTGGTCATCGTGATCGTCCCGGTTTCGATGTAGGCGTTCCGGTAACCCCCACCCCAGAAGGCCAGGATGGCGTCGTTGTACGACGTAGCTCCAATGGTGGTGTACTTAGCTGCGATACCCGCCAGGACACCCCCGGTGATTCCGGGCTTAATGTCCGTGATCCTGTACGGATCGGAGGGTGGAGACGCGGGCATAGTAAGTGGGCTAGCCCACGTCTCCATAGCGTCGAACTCGGGGTCAAGCAAGCGGAAGTATCCGTTGCTTGCGTCCCCGGTCAGAACCAGGAGGCGGTAATTCCCTGCGGGGTCGATCGTCCCGGCGATACCGGAACCCTTCTCGGTGAAGGCGACAAAGCCGTCCGAGGGCTGAACAGGACCCCTTCTCCTAACCAGTCCTTGATAGTCAAGCAGCGCATCCTGCAAGTACCGGCACTCGTTATCTTCGAGTTCGTAAGCAGGACGCGACAGATTCATGCCACCGTTAAGGCCGGTGAACGCCGCTTCCTGTAGTGCTGCCATGCTTGCTCCTAAACGTAGTACTCGTCATCTTCGTCAATCACGAAGATTTGATCTGCGCGCTGGTGCTGCCGACCAAACAGATCCGCGCGCATCTGAGAAATACGATCTTCAAAATCAGACTGGAATGCCGTGCCCTGCTCGGGGTCGTCCTCATTCTTGTAGAGCCGCCAGAGGGCACCCAACAGGATCGTCCTGTGGTGCCGCTTCGGCAGAAGAATGTCGGCCTCAAGTGAGAGGGTTGTCAGTTCAGGCTGAGAAGCGAAGTAGTCGAGTTGGTACCGCCCGGTGGAAGCGGACGGCACCGGCCACAGACGAATGTTGGAGCCTACGAAGTAGTAAACCAACCCGTCGCCTGTGGTGGTCACCTCGGTACCATGTCTGTCCCTGATGGTCGAAAGACGCTCAGGCCAGAGGGTGATACCGTTGGTTGTATCATAGAGCCATATTACGCTCTTGAAGTCTGCCGGTAGATTCGTCGGGGTAGGCGAGGACCCATCAAAGTCCAGGGCCACCGTCTTTTCGAGATAAGGCCACAGCGCGCGAGAGTCGATGTCCCAGACGGTATCGTTGATAACGTCCATCTTGTCCTCATCGGCTGTATCCTCGAACCCGATGGCGTCCAGCCGGTCGATAATCTCGCTAACGTCCATGGTTACTCCCTAATCAGTCCGCCGCCACCGCCCTGCATACCCCGAAGCATCCACGGTGGGATAAGCGGGGTCATCCGCTGCGGCTGGAAAATTTCCGGGTTGATATAGGGCATCTCAAGCCCGCCACCGAACATGCTCTGGTTAATCGGGGGCGTCGGGATACCCATATTCTCTCCCGGACCCTGTGCTCCCGAAGGAAGCTGCGGAAGGAACGAAGTCGCAGGGTTTCCACCCTGCCAAGCGCCACCGAGTCCACCCATGCCGAGTCCACCACGGCGTCCGCCACCGGCGGCACCGAGCATACTCATCAGGCCCATGGGCGGGCCTCCGCGACCCTGGCCGCGTGAAAGACCCCGACCGGCAAATTCGCCCTTGCCACCGCGACCACCACGGATTCCCAGACGGGCGAGAAGTTGTCGCCGTCTTTCCTCCACGGGGTCAATCGGATCAATAAAAGCCATTAGTAACTTCTCCTAGTCTTTGGCATACGAATCCTGCTCGGTGCCCACGGGGGGCGCTCGAAGGCTCGCAATTCGTTGGGAAGTTGAGCCGCCATGTTCTCGCGGATAAAGGCGAGAAGCTCCGGGGGAATGGAGGGCATCGTGGGCTGCTCAAAATCAAACATCTCCGGCTGCCCCATCGGCATCCTCTGAGGGGACCGACTCAAGCTATTAGCAGCGTTGACGAGCGCCGGGTGTTGCGGGCCAGCCATCGGATTGTAGTCCGGCAGGGGCATACCCCCATCGGGGATCATTCGAGGCGGGCCAAAGGTATCAACGCTAATCATATCACCCGTTCGGGGAAACCCACCCCCGCGCATGGGCATTCTGCGCCGACGCTTCTTGTACATTAGTTGTCCTTTCCTGGAAAGAACACCTTGGTGGTCGGGGACTTGTCGCTCCCCACCCTCCGATAGGCCCATTCCAGGGTTTCCGCAACCTGTCCTGCCGCCTCGTCAGTACGTCGGTCGCCGCGTTCTATGATGTCGTCGTTGTGCTTGTTGATCTCATCCAGAATCTCGTGCCCTCGTCTGAGGGAATCGGATCTGTAGAGCCTCTTTTGCACTTCGTCTCGCCCCGGGATGTGATCGAACCCCAGGATCGGTAGGTCTGAGTCTTTGCTTCCCGCCATGGTGCCGCGCTTAAGATACACACACCACTGTTGGGTCACCTCATTGAACCCAAAATCTAGGTTCGGGTCATAGTCCTGCACCGCCTTGCGTGCCTCGGACGTCCCCGAGAACTGGTGCGAAGCAGGGGTCCAGATAGATGACATGTTCCTCCTAAGGGACAGTCGGGTGGAGCGCCCTCTAACCCCGGTCAATTAAGCAGCGCCATACGCGCTTGCCTCCACCCAACTACTAAGCAGTATTAGATACCGCTCGGATCGTCCGTCAGCCCATACAGGAGAAGCTGCGTGTTTCTCCGCGAAGCGCCGAGGTTACAATACTTGGCAAGCACAGCTTCCCAAGCGTCGAACCCGACAACCCACTTGAGGATGTTACCATCCTCGTCCAGCCAATCCCAATCGCCGGTGTCATACATGTTGAGGAACCGGCTATCAAGGAACAGGACCTTCCCGAACGGAGCCTGTCGATCAGCGAAGAACGACTTGCCCATATAGTCGAGAGCCTGGAACCCGCCCTTGATGTTGGTCGGGTTCTGGTATCGAACCTGAGGCTGAAGCAGATTGAACAGCGCGCGCTGGATGCCGAAGCTCGCAATCATCGAGCTAATGTCCCCACCTGCGACCGCAGACGTGTTGAACGCCTAGGTCATCAGATCGAGAGTAAGGGCACCATTCGCGTTGATACGCAGGTTGTCCCACCACGAGTTCCCCGCCGCCGAAGCGTCGATGCCACCAAACGTGTTGGCAGCAGTCGGGAGAACGCGAGCAAGACCGTCAATCTCATAAGAGACAGACGACGCAGCGGCGTTACCCGAGCGGAAGATAAAGTGGGTACCTGAGGTGAGCGAAACGGTCGCACCCGAAATGGTGATCGTCTTGTTCGTCACGTTAACATCGGTGATGTCTCTGGCGGCGGCAATCGTCGTCGGGGCCGCGAGGGTCCCAATGTCGATAATCATACCGATATAAAGCTCACCCTTACGGAGAGGCTCATCGGTATCCACCGATCCACCAGACACAGGCCGAATGCTAATCGTGGCCGAAGTAGTAGCCGCACCACTCGAAATACGTGCCGTCCCGTCGCCATAAAGCTGACGGGCCAGATCCATCTTGAGGTCGTTTCTCAGTCCGTTAACCTCGCCCTCAAGGACGCGGATGAACGAACCAGCAGAAGTCGCCGTCTTAACCTTACCAAGACCGGTGATACGAAGCCGCCCGTAGAGCGACTTAATATCAAAGACCGGCTTTGCGTAAAGCTGCGCGCCAGGGTCACCGAACGCGACGTTCTCGCCCCTAGCAAACACACCAGCCGACCGCTGCTTGTG